CAGTTGAGTATATTGAAGGTGATTTAATCACTACAGAAGATGAGAACGGAAATGAAGTATTAGAGGACATAACTGAATATGAATCATATAAGATTTACCAGAAACTTATTAAATTGAGAGGCAAATCCTAATGGCAACTTATCAACAATGGTCACAATCTTACTTCCCTGATTTAACATTAGAACAGCATGAAATTAATAACCAATGGTTCCAATGTATGCGAGACAAACTAACAGATAGTGGTGTATTATATGTGCCTATTCTTGATAAAGAGTTTAGCAAATCAGGAGAAGAATTATGAACTTTACCAAAGACGATTACGAGACTATTCTTTATAGTTTAGAAGGATACATTCAGGGTAATGATGATGAAGAATTATGCGATAAATTGGTTGACATTTGTTATAGAATAGAAAACAAATTGTCAGATCTCGATTATACTCCATCATCAGATTATGCAGAGTGTGTTGATAGTTTAGTAGACAGATTACAGTCAACTAAGTGTAACTCTCAATCACAATCTACATTTGGTAATGTTATCGAAGACAATAAAGTATTAGGGAGTAATTAATAGTTACTCTCTTTTTATTGTCTTCTAATAGTATAACAAATTATCGGAGATTCTCTCTTATACGAGATGCGAAAGCGATTTTTTTGTAGCATAAATTAACACAAACCCTCTATAGATTTCCTGGAAAGTATAACTAACTTTGTGCAGGTTTGTTCGAGAAAGTATAAAGAATTCTTAAAAGGGATATAATAACAAGAAGGGGGAACCTCTAAACTGTCCTTATAGTGTAGATAAGCATTTTCACTACATGAGAAAAATTGAGTCACAAATGAATAGAGCAATTAGAACCAAATCTGATTGGTCTTCCTCAAATACTCAAGTTTCTTACAACTCAAACACAAATTGTAGTCAAGTGCGTTTACATGGTCATCACATTGCGACCTTTTGCCACGAAACTAGAGCAGTAAAGTTTGATTCTTGCGGATGGCAGTCAGTCACTACAAAATCAAGACTAAATGCTATACTAGACGAGGTAAAATACGGTTGTAAAGTATTCCAAAAAAACTGGAATTGGTTCGTAAGTTATAACGACCAAACCACACTTTTCAGGGATGGGATGATACTATTAGACGCAGATTCACTCGTTTGTGCATAACATTGTAAGCAAACTTCAGTAACTCACTCACACTTTATTTTTCATTATGAGAACACTAACTAACATTGAGTATCGTGAACTTCAGAAAGAGTATTACAACGAAGTGCATGAATCTGATAGCATTTCTGTTTACTACTCCCCCGAATATTTCACACTTGATGGAAAGTCCAGAGGCGAAATCTGGTACTAAAATAACACTTAAGGGGTGATAATTGATCCCCTTTTTTATTGTCTACATTCACAATTACGGTATTAAACTAATGCAATTAACAGCAAAAGGAGGATCAATGTTATTAGATTTCTACCCAATTAAGGGGTGGGATGATATAACAATTCCTGGAAAGTTCCTCAGAATATTAACATTTAGAGGAGAAACTCAAACGAAAAGAATAGTTAGCAGTGAAATTATGGATAGCGAAGTAATAGATAGAGTCGATAATTACGGATATAATGTAACAGATTATCATACAATCCCCCAGTATAGTTCACAACAATTATGAGTAAATTACAGTGGACATTATTTACATTTACTGGTATAATATTCATAGTAAGTGTGAACATCTGGGCAGCAAAAAGAGATTATAAGTTATTACAACATTACACAACTTACCCTGAATTGTATTATGAACACAAATGAATTACAGTCTTATTTTGCACATCAAGCAGAATTAGATAGAAACGAAACCCAAGGATTAAGCACTTTAATTAACAACAACAGAACACAATCTGATTATGCAAAGTGTTATAAACCGTACCGTACTCTCAAGAATTATTAACAACAATGCCAAACGAATTACCAAAGATGAGAGTATATGAATGGGATGAAGATTTCTATAAAGAGATAATTAAGGATCATAATTTCAGTTTTGGTAGATTTAACCCCATCAATTATCCCCCTTATTATGAACAAAACAACAACAAATCTAGAAAAGGATATTAGTTATTGTATCGATTTCCTGGAATTAAATGATAACCAAATCGGAGATCTTCTTAGGGCATGTGAACAATTAGGTGACATACGTTGTGAATACTTTATGGATGAATTCGTATGTAATGATGATATTGAAGACCCTATACATGACCCCGATTACTTATCAATTAATGAGGTAAATCGTATATACTATAATAACATATAAGACCATGAAATCATTATTCTTTTTACCAATTAAGATACTCAATTTCTTTATTTGGATATTAATCGGATGGGTCGTATTAGGTGCATTAAGTAACAACGAAGATGTACCAAATATTGATCCTAAAGTAATACAATGTGAAACGTATTTAAGTGAGGATATATGCAACAATTAAGAGAGAATATGGTCAAAGATCTTATCAGTTATTTCGCTAATACGCCCACAGATAGTATAAACGAAGATGAGGTAATATTCATTGTTAATTCACATTTTGATAGACACAGAATGAGGGTCAAAAATATACTCTAAATAGTAGGTTTTTCCACAATAAGTGTTAATAATCTGTGGAAAACTACCTAATAGTTGTTGATAAATAGCAAATTAAATAGGGTTGCGTTAAATATACCTTTTCCACATACTTGTTAAAAAGGTGTTAATTAGTGTGGAAATTGTGTGGAATTAATATACTCTAGAGTCGTTATCTTAGCGAGCATTATATCACAAACGCTCGTAAAATACAAGGAGATTGTTGAGAAATAGTCACACAAGTCCTGAAAGTGTTTATAACAACAAAAAACTCTAAATATCGTATATAAAGTTGACAAAATCGTTCAGATAATGTAGACTACTTATTAACACTCACCCTCCTCTAATCTCATGTCAGTTTCTAACATTTACGGACAGAAGAGAAAGTATAGAATAACCCTGGAGATTGAAGCATTAGATGATTTTAATCCACATCAAATTAACTGGGATAAAGTATTAGATATACAGGATAATGAGAGTGTAGAAAGTGTTATCGAAGATCTGAACATTCCAGTCAGTTGGTAACAATGGGGAACCTCTAAATTGTCCCTATAATGTATAAGACCAGTGCAGTAAGTCTCTAAACTGTTTGTATAACTTATCAACCTTAATTATAGGTCTTAATTATGTCTAACAGTGCAGTACAGTTTGTAACACCTAACTTTGCAGAATTCCTCTTGGAAAATGCAAACAATGGTAATGAAATCTTGGCAGTTCTAGATGATATTGTGGAGGGTGCAGATACAGTGTTATAAATGTAAACAACTGTTAGGGTGCTATTTGACACATAGTGCCCTAATATGCTATAATAATTAACAGTGGTTTGACAGTATTTCCGCCCTTATGTGTTAACGTTGCGGTGGGCGTTGCGTATATAAAAAAAGATAGAGACCCTAACCTACAGAGGTGACAAATCGAGAGATAGATATAGAGATATAAAAAAAATCTCCGTGGTATAAAAAACGCCACATGGATTTCATAATATGTAAAAAAATCCCCAGTACAAATTTTGGATTCAACTACCTATCACATCTATGCAAAAGATAAGGTATTATATTGTAATTTGCCCCATGAAGAATTTGAGGAGAAATGGGAGTTATTACATGTAATGGTAGATTTATTAGAGAGTAAGTATTCAGTAGATGATTTAAGTTATATTCGGTTAGGACCAAAGTGTGGCGTTGGGGGACCAGGTAGAGTCATTCGGGAGAATATCGACATGTATAATAAGTTCGAGTGGGAAGAGGATTCCTATTGACATTGTGCTACATACCTAGTATAATTGATGTGTAGCTACTAGGAATTATGGCAAAAGGATTTACAGTAAAAGCGAATAAACCATCATCTAAAAAAGAAGACTGGGATATTCCTGCTATCAAACAGAGAATGAAAGGTAAGACAGTAGTATTTTGTCTTCCAGGTAGAGGAGTATCTTACATATATCTGAAGAACTTTGTGCAGTTATGCTTTGATATGGTTCAGAACGGTATGTCTATTCAGATATCCCAGGACTACTCTTCTATGGTAAACTTCGCAAGATGTAAGTGTCTTGGAGCAAATGTATTACGTGGACCAGATCAGATACCTTGGGATGGTAAACTAGAATACGACTACCAGTTATGGATTGACTCGGATATAGTCTTTGATACTAACAAGTTCTGGCAATTATGCGATATGGCGATTCCTGCTGATGCGGTCACTGAGGATGGTTCAATTGACGATACTAAGAAGAAGAAAATCGTCTCAGGATGGTATTGCACAGAGGATGGCAAAACTACATCTGTCGCACACTGGTTAGATGAAGATGACTTCCGTAAGAATGGGGGAGTTATGAACCACGAAACCATTGAGTCTATCAGCAAGCGTAAGAAGCCTTTCACAGTAGACTATGCAGGATTCGGATGGTTAATGATAGAGAAGGGAGTCTTCGAGGATGAGAAGATGAAGTACCCTTGGTTTGCTCCTAAGATGCAAGTCTTCGAGAGTGGCAGTGTCCAGGATATGTGTGGTGAAGATGTATCATTCTGCTTAGATGCAATGGATGCAGGTTTCGAGATCTGGTGTGATCCTCGTATTCGTGTAGGGCACGAAAAATCTCGTATTATCTAATGACTGATAAAGCAATCGTAGAGTGGATAGAACACCACTTAGATAAAAAGGATACTAATGATCTATGGGATCTACAGGCAGCGATTCTTACAGAACTGTCGAAGCGTGACTCGGTTCAATATCGGGTTCGTGCCTCGACAGAATCCGTAGCAGCGAAACTCGATACTCTCTCAGGTGAAGAGAAAAGAGAACTTCTTGTCAGAGAAGTCGAAGACTATGAAAACACACATGACTCGGAGGGATGTTAAATGGCAAAGATGTTTAATACTAATGTAGACCATATAGAGTCTAGACCGAAAAAAACTCGACAAGGAAAAGGAAAGCATACCAAATATACCGCTTCCTCTCGTAATGGTGCTCCTAAAAGAAGTAGGGGGCAAGGCAAATAGACTATAAGGTATACAAATCCAATATAGTCACTAAGTATCATGATGAATTGAGTAATGTTATTGACCATGCGGTTAATACTACTCAGCATCATGATATTTTTGGTTCTGATTTTACCTGGTCATATGGTAAGTATAATGTATTTGGACTTACATCAGCAACTAAAGTCTTTTATGACCTTTATTGCGAGTTAAATGAATTCGTATATGATTATAATGGTAATGGGGACTTATGGATGCAAAGTTGGTTAAATTATCATGAAAAAGGAGGTTTATTAGATTGGCACGGACATCAATGGCCAATACATGGTTATATTTCTATTAGACCTCATAATACAAAAACAATTTTTAGAAATCCTGAATATGAAATAATAAATGAAGTTGGTAATGTTTATATTGGTCCAGGATATAGAGAACATAAGGTTATAAGTCCTAATACTCATTTTGATACCAATAGAATTACTCTTGGATTTGATATATTAAAGGATGTACCCCCACATGCACTTACAGGCAATATAGGACTGATACCTTTTCCTCAAATAAATAAAGAGAGCTCTTAATACTTTTATGAACGACTTTTTAGACAATTTGGGTAATAATCAACATCAAAAAATGCTACGAGAGATAGCAAATGACGGTATAACACCTAAAAAAACGGATCATAAGGTGAATAATGACCTATATGAAGCAGATGGACTAGAATATGATGAAGAACTTTATAAATCTTGACTAAATAATAAAATAGTAACAATATTTTATAATGCCTCTAGAAAGAGTCAATCAAGGTTTTAAGGATATTAGTATGACCTTTCAGTCTAATCCACTGAACGGTGATTTAATAGGAATTAAGAACGAAAATGCTATTGCACGTTCTGTACGTAATATAGTATTCACTCTTCCTGGTGAAAAACCCTTTGATCCTACATTTGGGTCAAGGATTAATAGAACGCTTTTTGAGAATCTTGATAATATCTCTGCATCCCAAATTGTTAGTGAAATTGAGCAATCAATTAAAAATTATGAACCAAGGGTTGAATTAATCGATGTTATAGCAGACCCTAATTTTGATAACAATTCATATGATGTCACTATAATATATGAAATTATAGGAGCAGACGTTCCACAACAACAGTTACAATTCGTTTTGCAGCCAACTAGGTAAAATGCCACTAGTCAATTTCTCAAACCTTGATTTCGATCAGGTTAAAACAACACTTAAAGATTATTTACGGGCAAACTCTAAGTTTACCGACTATGATTTTGATGGATCTAATTTATCCACGATAATAGATCTTCTGGCATACAATACCTATATTACTTCTTATAATGCCAACATGGTATCTAATGAAGTATTCATTGATAGTGCAACTTTAAGAGAAAATGTAGTCTCTTTAGCAAGAAATATCGGATATTTACCAAGATCAAGGACTGCATCAAGGGCATCAGTAAGTTTTTTCGTAAATACGTCAAATATTACCCCTAGACCATCAACAATTACCCTTCAACCAGGACCAGTAGCATCAACATCGGGTTCATTTGGCGGTCAATCTTACATTTTTTCCATTTTAGAACCAATAACACGACCTGTAATAGATGGAATTGCTCAATTTAACGATATTGTCCTCTATGAAGGCACACTTTTAACGCAAAATTACACATATACGTCTCAAAACCCAAATCAGAGGTTTGTTTTACCTAATATAGGGGTTGATACTTCCTTAATTAACATAAAAGCAGGTACAACTAACCAAAAATTCAAGTATTCTTACCAAGATAACCTTTTTGAGATAGATAAGGACTCAAAAGTCTTTTATGTACAAGAAATTGAAGATGAAAGGTACGAAATCTTCTTTGGTGATGGTATTTTTGGTAGAAGATTGCAAGAAGGTGAAGAAATTAACGTAAAATACATCGTTTCTAACGGTGAAATGGCAAATGGAGTCAATCAGTTTACATTTAGTGGTAGATTGACCTATATTCAGGGTTCTGGTGTTCATAATGTTGCTAGTGGCATCTCTTTATTGACAACAGGGTCAAGTGGGTCTGGTGGAGAGGAAATTGAGGGTGTTGATTCAATTAAAAAGTTTGCACCTAGAGTTTATGCGTCTCAAAACCGTGCTTTAACTGCAAATGACTATGAATCACTAGTTCCAGCAAAAATTTACCCCGAAACAGAGTCAATTTCCGTTTTTGGGGGAGAAGAACTGGTTCCACCCCAATATGGAAAGGTTTTTATCAGCATAAAACCAAGATTTGGTGATTTTTTACCAAATTTAGTGAAAGAACAGATAAAATTGAAGTTGAAAAAGTATGCAGTAGCAGGAATTGTCCCAGAAATCCTGGATCTTAAGTATCTTTATGTTGAAATTGACTCAAAAATCTATTATAACAGTAATTTGGTTGGAAATGCGGAAGAAGTTTCTTCAATTGTATCAAATAATGCTGCAAGATACGCAGATTCTACTGAATTGAACAAATATGGAGCAAGATTTAAGTATAGTAAGTTCCTAAACATCATTGATCAGAGTCATGAGTCTGTTACATCCAATATTACTACTGTTCAGATAAGAAGAGACCTTAGATTAGTGACAAATTCCTTTGCAGAGTACTCTGTTGGGTTCGGAAATGCCTTCTATATCAAGAATATGAATGGTTATAACATCAAATCTTCTGCATTTAAGGTATCTGGACTTGATTATAACGTATATTTGTCAGATGTTCCCGATACAAATCTCGAAACTGGTACATTATTCTTATTTTCTGTTCCTAATGCCAACTCTACATCACCTACCGTAATTAGACGTAACGTTGGGTTTATAAATTATACTAAGGGAATAGTTACATTGAACCCAATTAACATAACATCGGGTAAATTAAAGGATGGTCAAGCAATTCTTGAGATCTCTGCTTGTCCTAAATCCAATGACGTGATTGGATTGCAGGATTTATACTTACAATTAGACACAAGCAACAGTAAATTTGAGCCAATTGTCGATGAAATTTCATCAGGACTCGATCCTGCGGCATCTAATTACATCGTAACCTCTAGTTATCATAATGGAAGCTTGGTTAGAGGAGAAACTACTACATCAACTACATCTGCATACTAAAATAAATGATATCCACCACAGATAAAAGAATACAGTTTAATAATATAGTTGAAAATCAACTTCCTTCTTATGTTAAGGAAGATTATCCTCTAATTAACGACTTCTTAAAGCAATATTACATTGCTCAAGAGTTTGATGGTGCTCCTGTTGATCTAATACAGAATATTGATAAGTATATTAAGCTTGATAATACTACAAATATAGTAGATTCTATTATTTTAGGTACTGATGTAGAGATTACTGATACTGATATTGTTGTAGATTTAATAAAAACACCTGAAGGAACCAATGGATTTCCCGATACTTATGGTTTAATTAAGATTGATGACGAAATTATAACTTATGAAAGCAAAACAATAACAACTTTTGTTAATTGTCATAGAGGATTTTGTGGTATTACCTCTTTTACTGAAGAAGCAAACGCAGAAAATTTAGTTTTTAGGAGTACTGAGAGGCAAGCACACTCAAAAGGCACTGAAATAGAAAATTTAAGTGTATTATTCTTAAAAAAATTCTTAACAAAGACAAAACAGCAAATATTACCAGGTATTGGTGAAAGAGAATTAACACCAAATCTTAATCAAAACGTTTTTATAAAGCAATCAAGTGATTTTTATTCTTCTAAAGGTACTGATAAGTCCTTTAAGATACTCTTTAAGGCACTTTATGATCAAGATGTAAGTGTTATAAAGCCTAGAGATAACCTTTTTACACCATCAAATGCTAATTATAAGGTTGCTGACAACTTTATAGTAGAAAGTTTTTCTGGTGACCCTGAAGAATTAGGTACTGCTACCCTATTCCAGGATCCATATGAAGATACTATCACTAAAGCATATGCTCCAATAACATATGTTGAGAAAGTATCCACAGGAACTGCTGGTGTTGCTAAGACATTTTATAAACTTGCGGTAGATTCTGGTTATAGTAGAAGTGGAATGACTGATGGTGCAATTTATGGTAAGTTTTCAGTTCATTCTAAAACAAGAGTAATAGGTAATGTGGGTATAGGAACTACTGTTTTAGATGTAGATTCTACAGTAGGATTCCCAAATAGTGGTGAATTATCAATACAATATAAAAATTTATCAATTGGAATCGTATCTTATACCTCAAAGTCATTAACACAGTTCTATGGATGTACAAATCTGAATGGTGTTATATTAGATGGCACTGATGTTGGTATAAACACGTATGCATATGGATATTCTTCTTTAGATCAGAATAAAGTTATTAAAATAAAGATAAATTCTGTTATTAATTCGTTAAATTTTGATTCTGATGCTTATGGATATGAATCTGGTGATAAAATAAAAATTAATACGTTAGGTATTGGTGCTACTGGATTTAAGTCTAATAATTGGTTTTATAATGGATGCCCTGTTTACGTAGTAAATTCATTTGAGTTAGTTGATGCTTCTGACCAAACTTGGGAAATTACCTTAAATAAAGATCATTTCTTTAAGGTAGGTGATGCTGCAGTACTTAATGGTAGAGATAGTTCACCTAGAAAATGTGAAATTGTATCAATTTCTTCTTCTAAATCCTTTGTTATAAGTGGACAAGGAGCACTTTCTACTTCTGATGTCTATAATATAAGAAGAACTATATCAAAAGCAGTACCTAGTGGTAGTAATGCAATTGGTGCAGGTATTTCAGTATTTTCTACTGATATACAGAATGTTTATTTGGATAATGATAAGTTATTGGTTGCATCGCCATCAATACCTTCTTATGGTACTCAACCATTAGATGCTTATGATCATTCAGTCACTTTTAGTGGAACTTTTAGTGGAACTAATTGGGAAATATCATCTCAGGATCATGCATTCTATACTGGGGATTCGATATACTATTCACCTAATAAAATAACTCAGAATTTTATTAACTCTGCTGGTCAACCTACTAGTAGAATAGTAGATGGTCCTGGTCTTGTTGATGAAGGAATATACTTTATTGAAAGAGTTGATCTTAATACTATAAAACTTGCAAAATCTAAATCAGATCTTTTAAATAATAGATATCTTAGTATTCCAGATAATGCACCAATAACAGTAACTGATAATAAAATTCAGAAAAGTGTTTATAATAATAAGATTTTAGAAACACAAAAAATATTAAGAGAAATAGATTCTCCCAATAATGAAGGGCAAGAGACAAAAACAAAAGCAGGATTTACTGGTATTCTTATTAATGGTGTAGAAATTCTTAATTATAAATCTAGGGATTACATTTATCATGGTGAAGTTAAGAGTGTAGATTTATTATCAAATGGATCTGATTATGATGTAATTAATCCACCACCATTAAAAATTGATGATAATGTAGGAACAGGTGCAACTGGTCATGTATCAGTATCGGGTTCTATAAAGGAAGTTAGAATTGTTGATCCTGGTTTTGATTATCATGAAAAACCTATTATTACTATTAGTGGTGGTAATGGATTTGGAGCAGTATTGACTCCAAATATGAAACTTATCCCACATCAAGTTAAATTTGATGCTACTCAAAAGGGTGAAAGAATTATATTAGGTCAAGCTAATTCTCTTATTAATTTTACTCAAAAACATAAATTCCTGACTGGTGAAAGAATTGTTTATATTAGTGATAGTGAAACAGCAGTTGGTGGATTAAGTACCGCATCAAATTATTATGTTGATGTTATTAATGATTATAAGATTAGACTTCATAATAAGCCATGGGAAGCAATTGTAGGTTTTAATACAGTTACATTTACTTCATATGGTACAGGTAATCAGATAATTAAGTCTTATGCTAATAAGAGTGTATTAGAATCGATTAATATTGTTAATTCAGGTACAGGATATGAAAATAAAAAGCGAGTAACTGGAATTAGTGGAATAAGTACATCTCTCAATACTATTAATATTAGTAATCATGGTTATTCCTCTGGTGAAAGGATTACATATACCTCTCAGGAGACCCCTATAGGCGGTTTAACAAGCGGAAATGACTATTATGTCACAAAGGTTAATGAGAATACATTTAAGCTCTCTCAGGTCGGTGTAGGAGGTACTTATGCCAACTATTATTATAATACAAATCAATATCTAGATTTATCATCTGTTGGTGTAGGAACTCATTCATTTAATTATCCAGAGATTAAAGTTAAGTTAACTACATCTGGATTTACTACTACAGCATATGAAGCACAAGTTCAACCAATAGTTAGAGGAGAACTTACGTCAGTTCAATTATCTAATAATGGAGTTGGATATGGATCATCTGATATTATTAATCTAGAAAAACAACCACTAGTAACATTAGTTGGAGGCACAAATGCTCAAATAGAAGCAGTTGTTAATAATGGTAGTATTGTTGATATTTTAATTAAAAATCCAGGTAAAGATTATACTTCGGTTGATTTAGATATAATAGGAAATGGAAGTGGTGCTATTTTAACACCAATTATTACTAATGGATCTATAACTTCTATTAATGTTGTTGAAGGTGGTGTAAATTATGTTCAGGGTAATACTTATATTAATATAATTCCTGCAGGTAGTGGTGCTAATTTTAGGTCCAATTTACAGTCTTGGAATGTTAATTTAGTTAGTAGAAATATTAATAAATTTACAGTCGATGATGGATATTTGGTAGATGGGATTAATTCAGAAGAAACACTTCAATATTCTCATTTATATGCTCCAAGAAAATTAAGAGAAAGGGTATTCTCTGTTGATCAGGTTGGTAGGACAATGTACGGCAGTTATGATCTGTCTAAAGACCTTGGTGGTAATGAAAATACTTCTTCACAACATTCTCCTATTATTGGATGGGCATATGATGGCAATCCAATTTATGGTCCTTATGGTTATATAACAAAAGCTGGTGGAATAATTGCTCAGATGAAATCTGGGTATAATAGTAGAGATGCAGTATCATTAGCAAATAGACCTCCATTTGCACCTGAAGGATTTTTTGTAGAAGATTATAATTACCAAAAGGTCTCGGATGAAACAGTTCTTGATGAAAATAATGGTAGATTTTGCGTAACTCCTGAATTTCCAGAAGGTGTTTATGCATATTTTGCAACAGTTGAGGAAGATATTGCAACTTCTGGTCAATTTGTTGGATATAAGCAACCTTCATTCCCTTATTTAATTGGTGATAAATTTAAGTCAAAACCTAATGAATTTAATTTTGATAAGAAGTCTAATCAAGATGAATATGATATTTCTGAAACTAATTGGGTAAGAAACACGACTCCAAATAATTTACATGAAGAAGGTGTAGATTATGGATATATTTCTTTACCAAATGAACTAAAACAAACTGTAGATATTACAGGTGTTGCTCCAGGTAGAATAGAATCTATTGGAATTGATACAGGTGGTAAAGATTATAGTGTAGGTGATACAATTCGTTTTGATAATTTAGGCACAAAAGGATCAGGAGCTTCTGCCAGAGTTACTATGGTAGAAGGTAAGAGATTTGATACTATTAGTGTTGCTACTTCAACAATTACAGATTGTGAAATATATCCATCAAATTCTTATGAAATACTTACTAATGAACCCCATAACTTCTTAAATGGTAATTTAGTAAGTATTAGTGGTTTATCTACTACATCCTCTGGTATAGAAGGAGTATATCCTATAAAAGTTGAAACGGGATCATTTACTTTAGTTGGATTGGGAACAACAGTTGCTGGTGCTTCTGATATAGAGATGACGGGAATTATTACTTACTTTAATGCTAGAGGTAATTTTGATTGGGTAAGTATTAATGATACTTTTGAGGTTGGTGATGCTGCAGGATTTTTCGATCAACCAGAAAGGATTCAAGTACTTAATAAGGATGAAAGATCTTCTAGAATACGGGTTTTAAGAAATGTTAATGTAGATCCTGGTCTTTCTACAAATTCTTCACTTCAGACTAATACTCCGATTGTAGAAGAATCAAAGAAATTCACTATACCTGCAGGGTTAAGTACTACATTTACAGGTAAAAAGAATACTCAATATTATTTTGATCCTGCAGAAAGTGTTGGATTTGGTCTTACTATTGGATTAACTCATACTGCATATATTAATAATCCAGGAGCAGGAGCATCTATATTAAATATCGCAACAAGATCTATTTACTTACCAGCACATAAATTAAGTACTGGTGATGAAGTAACCTATTCTCCTTCACTTCCTATGTTTGAGGGTGTAGAGGGAATTGGTATTGCTACGGTTGGTGTTATAACAGCAGGTTATTATAATGTATCAACTCCTAGTCCCCTAGAAGATGGTAAAAAATTATTTGTTGCAAAGATAAATGACAACTTAATTGGTTTATCTACTGTTAGGGTAGGTATTGGTAGCACAGGTACTTTCCAAGGTCTTGCAGAGGCATATAAGGACTCTACAACGCTACTATTTACTGCACCTTCTACTCCATTTGAGGCTCATAGTTTTAAGACAAATTACGAACAAATTACTGCAACTGTAACTAGACATTTAACAACTGCTGCATTAGATGAAGATCATGGTTTATCAAATGGTGATGAAGTAATTGTTAATGTAAATCCAGGTGTTGCATCTACTTATTTTGTTAAGTATAATGATTTTAACAGGAGACTTATTGTTAATGAAGTAGCATTTGCAGATACTGATGTTAATCTTGAAAAGGATTCAATTACAATAAAAAATCATGGATTTGTAACCGAACAAAAGGTTGTTTATACTGCTATAAGTCCTTCTGGTGGATTGGAGAATAATAGAATATATTATCTCTATGTTCAAGATGTTGATACAATTAAATTATGTCCTACTCTTTGGGAAGCACAACAATTTAAACCTAATTTTGTTAATATTACAAGTGCAACTGCTGGAAATATTGGACCAATAAATCCACCACTTAATGCATATAAGGATTCTACACTTGTATTTGATGTTGGAGATTCTAGTTTAGCATTTATAAGAGATTCTCAACCATATTCAGCATTTGAGCTTGATTTCTTTACTGATAATAATTTTACTGAACCTTGGAATAATAGAGTTACTGATATTGTTAGAAATGGAATAGCTGGTATAAACTCAACTGCTACTGTTACTATAACAATAGATAAGTATTCTCCAGATTCACTTTATTATAATTTAACTCCATTATATGAAACAGATCTTCCACCAGTTAAAGAAGAAATTCAACCTGATAAGGAAGTATTTGATAGCAATAAAATAGAAGTTAAGGATAGTTTCTTTAGTGGAAGAAGAATAGTTGCTATTGCGGATACTAATAAATTTGATTTTACGGTTGGTTCATTACCTGAAGTAACATCATATAAGAACGAAAATCCAGAATTATCTTATAAAACATCATCAAGAAGTGCTGTTGGTGCTATTGCTGAAATTAGTATTGTAAATGGTGGTGCTAATTACTATTCATTGCCTGGAATTACTTCAGTTGCATCAATTTCTGGTAGTGGTGCAATAGTTAATCCAATTAGTACTTCTATCGGTCAAATTAAGACTACTAAAGTTAATGATATTGGATTTGATTTCCCATCAGATAATACTTTAAGACCAACTACGAATTTACCTCAAACATTATTCTTAAATTCACTTTCTAGAATAGAGTCTGTTGGTATTACTTCTGTAGGTAATGGATATATTAAAGCACCTACTTTATTAGTTTTTGATGGATCAACTAAGGAAAGAATTGATGATATTGAATTAAAATATAAATTAGGGGATGATCAGGTATCAGTAATTAAAAATAAGTCTAATGTTAGTCCTGTTCCTCCAATAATCTTACCTATTAATAATACTAATGGAATTGGTATTGCTACTATAGGATTTACTACAGCAACTAAAGAAGTTGTAATTGGATTTAATACTGGATTTAGTGATGTATTCCCTTTTGATATTGGAACCCAGTTCTTAATTGAGAATGTTAGTGTTGGTGTTGGATCTACTGGATTTGGATTCAACTCATCAGCATATGACTATAAGATGTTTACTGTCAGTAAGACTACTCCAAATCTTGGTGGTATTGGATCTATATTCTTCAATTTAGAAGGAATGTTACCTTCTGGACAGGAACCAGGACAATATGATCCAATTAATTCTGTTGGTAGAGTAATTCCAGAAAGAGATTTTCCAATATTTGATGTTACCCTAAAGAATAATGATTTCTTTAGCAATGAAGTTTTAACATCACCTAGTGCAACTGGTACTGTAGAATCCTGGAATCCCATTACTGGAGTATTAAAAGTTGTTTCTAATGATAAATTTGTTACTAATGAGTTAGTTACTGGTGAATCTTCTGCTGCATCTGGAATTACGTCTTCTATAAGAACATTTGATTCTAGTATAAATTTGGATGTTTCCTCAAAAATATCCAGTGGATGGGAATCTAATTCTGGGTTCTTAGATGATAATCAGCAGAGATTGCAAGATAGTCTATATTATCAGAATTTCTCATATTCATTAAAATCTAGAATTGCTTATGATACCTGGCAAGATGTAGTATCGACATTAAACCATACATTAGGATTTAAGAAATATTCTGATTATGAAGTAATTTCCGATTCTTCATTACCTGAAGGTGGATCTGGGTATTATATTAAAGGTGGTGGATCAGGTGTCGAAAATCATGTACCTGCATCTATGGTTATTGGTGTAACTACTGCTCTTACATATTCTGATGTAATATCAGAGTGTATTGGAGTTGGTAACTTAAATTGTGTTCATGATTTTGATTTAGTAAGTGAAAATTCATTACAAATTGGTAATAGCACACTGTCTAATGAAATAAGATTTACAAGTAAGACACTTACTGATTACTTTGAGTCTATTGGTAACAGAGTACTTTCTATTGATGATATAAGTCCAACATTTAATAGTAATCCTAGACCTACTCCATTCAGTGTAGTAAGTAACTTTACATTATCAGATGTAAGAGCACAGAAGTATATTACTTACGTTAGAGATAAAAGATATCTTGGCGAAAGACAGATTATGGTTGTTGATATTGTTAATGACAACTACAATGCTTATATCAGTCAATATGCAAGAGTAGAAACTGAATATGATCTTGGAACATTTGATTTCACAGTACAAGGGACTGATGGACAGTTATTATTTTATCCAACAAGAAGTACTGTAAATGATTTTGATATTACATGCTTATCTTACAATATTGATGATAATTTAGCAGGAATTGGTACAACAACTATTGGTAGAACTTTAATCGATACTGGTAGTTTTGATATTTCAGGTGGAACTACTACTATTGCCGAATTTGATAATACTAATGATAGCATTACTGCTGGAAAAGTCCTCGTAGAAATTACGGGATCAAGTAATGAATATGAAATGGATGAACTCAATTTCATAATTGATGCATTCGGTAAGATTGAAATAATCGAATATCCTCAAATAACCACTGATGTTGGGGAAGTTGCATCTGCTGGTATGGGAACATATTATGCTTATCTTGATGGTGCTAATGCTAAGATTGACTTTATTCCTTTCCCTGCAACTAATAGATTATTTACAGTAGAACCTTCTGAAGTTAATGATACTGATGACACAATTACTATGATAAATCATAGATTGTCAACAGGATCTGGATTAAAGTATACGGAAGGTGCATTACCGATTGGTGGTCTTACTGACGGTACAACTTATTATGTTATCAATGTAAGTGAGGATATTATTCAGTTAGCGACAACAGAAGAAAATGCAAAAGAGAATATTGCAATAGATCTTACAACTTCAGGAACAGGACAGCAGTTCTTTAGAGTTCTTACTGTAATTAACACTATCATTAAGGAATTTAATTATAACACTACTAAAACTGGAACTGTTGGTACTGCTTGTACAACTAATATGAAACATGCTCGTTTAGAGAGTGATCGTATTACTATATCTGCATCAGGTACACCAACTCCTCAAGTAATTATGAAGTATCCAACTCAATTGGATCCAAATACTGATGGATATGATGGTGCATATTTCATGGCATATGTTGAAACTCTGAATGGTGGTAACTTTGGTGATGCTAGTTCTATAAGATATTTCAGTGAACATATGATTATTGATGATTATAATGAAGGAATGCAAACTGGTGAAGTATACGAAGCCGAATGGGGAATTTTAAGTCATAATGATGTTGCTGGATTGGGTACATTTGGTTATAGACTTGATAAGAATCCAGGTGGAACTTCATTTGTAGAAGTAACATTTACTCCACCTGCAAATGAAGCAAGTTCAATAACATATTTCATGAATGCCCTTAAGGTTCAGGATGATTTACAAGATCAAATTACTTTTGATAATGCACTAATACAATCTGAATCTGGTACTTATGAAGGTACTCATAGTGATATTAAGAGAGCATTTAATCTAACTCATAACAATTATCCTATTTTTGAAAGAGAATTTGATGGAAGTGATCCTGCAATTGTTAATGTTTTAGATAATACAATTAAGTTACCGAACCATTACTTTGTTACTGGCGAAAAACTTACATACGAACCTATTGGATTGGGAAGTAGTACTAATATTGGTATTGCTACTGAAACTATTCCTGGTATTGGTCAGACTGATAGACTTCCTCGTACAGTTTATGCTGTTAAACTTGATGAGGAGAAAATTAAGTTAGCATCAACAGCAGAGAATGCACTTTTAGGTACACCAGAAATTCTTGATATTACCAGTGTTGGTATTGGTACAACAATGAAATTTGTTACTGAAAGGCAGAATACAAAGGTTCTTGTTGCTCTTGATAACATTATTCAATCTCCAGTTGTATCTACAGCATTAACAACACATTTAGATCAACAATTATTCACTACAGATAATCTAGTACAGGTTGGTAGTATTACTTCTATATTTGGTGGAGATTTGATTAAGATTGGTGATGAGATAATGAAAGTAGAAGGTGTAGGTATTGGAACTGCTAATGGTATAAGAGTACGTAGACCTTGGTTAGGTACTAAAGTTGGATATGCTGCAACTAGTGCATTAGTAACTAAGGTTCAGGGTAATTATAATATTGTTGATAATGTACTTAATTTCGTAGAAGCACCTTATGGTAATGTACCATTTAGTTCTACAACAAATGAACCTGATGAGAGGGATTGGGTAGGTATCGAGACTGGATCAAGTTTCCAAGGAAGATCCTTTATGCGTTCAGGTATTCCTGATACATCATCAGAAGCATATAGTAATAACTTTATTTTTGATGATATTTCTGCTAATTTTGATGCAATTGATAGTACATTTACACTAAAAACAGGAGGAGGTAACTTTACTGGTGTTGAGCAAGATAATGCTATTGTTCTTATTAACGATATCTTCCAGGAACCAGGACTTGTAGGTGATTATTTCTTAGAAGAAAGTGCAGGTATTACATCTGTTACCTTTGTTGGTACTGCAAGGACTATTACTAATGATGTTGGTATTTCATCCTTCCCAAGAGGCGGTGTAATCGTTTCAGTTGGATCTAAAGCAGGTTTAGGGTATCAACCATTAGTTGTTGCTGGTGGAACTGCTAATGTTTCTATTGCAGGAACAATTGGATCAGTAAGTATTGGTAATAGTGGATCTGGTTATAGAGTTGGAATTCAGACAGTTGTTAATGTTGGAGTTGTAACTACCCCTAATATTCCAAATAAGGTTGTTAGTATTGGTACAGCGACAATTTCTGATGGACATGTTACTGGAATAAATGTCACCAATGAGCAAGTTTTCCATGCTCCAAGTGAAATTCAGAATGTTACTTACACAAGAACTAATGGTGTAACTACAGTAACTACTATTAATCCTCATGGATTATCTGAATCTGAAATGGTTGTTCTTTCTGGAATAGCATTTACTTGTGATTATGCACCAGCAGTTAGCATATATGGTGCAGAATATGATAATACAACTGGTATAATGACTGTAACGACTACTACTTCTCATGGAATAGGTAGTGACAAACAGGTTATATTTACTGGATTAGGAATGACTTGTGGTATGGATAATGGTGCTACAACTCATATCTATCCAAGAGGAAAAGATATTGCTTATAACAGACCAATTACAATATTGGATGATGGAGCACATTACACGGTAAGTAATGCAACATATGATCCATATACTGGTAAAATGTCAGTTACTACCAGTACTAATCATGGATTTACTAATAATGACTTTATTAAATTTAAGGAAAATTCAATATCCTTTAGATGTAATAAAGATGATTTTGAGACCGTTCATTCTTATCCAAGAAAAGGTGATTATTCAATTGATAGATGGTTAAAAATTTCTAATGTATCTGCTAATGGTTTTGATGTTTATGTTTTAGATTTCACTGAAAGACCTTCATCAAATACAACTATTCATGTATTCCATTCTGCACTTGAGAGTGGATTAATTCATAACAACGGTAAAATAACTGTTGATGTGGGTGCAGCAGGTGCTAGTGATCAATATGCTCATACCTGGGCAGGTGGTAATGCGGTTGATGCAATTAAGACTGGTGGTGATCATACTCATAGATTTGTTAGTGCTACATCTGGTGCAGTTATTAAGGGTGGTGATTATAATCATACCTTTGTAAGTGCTATTGATGGTGGAGTTAATGTAACTGGAATAGGAACTACAACACCTACTGATGCAACTTATGATGCAGAAAAAGGTGAATTAGTACTAACCATTCCTAATCATGGTTATACCGTTGATGATACTATTACAGTTAATGCTGATGCTATCACATTTACTTGTGAAATGGATGGAAATACTACAAGACACTCATATCCAAGAATAACAGATCCAGTAGCAGGAATAGCAACTGCAATTACTGGAACAAGTCAGCATACACTTACTGTTAATGTCGGTACATCACCTCTTGTTAAGTATGATGTTTCAGATGCAACTTATACAGGATCTACTGGAGAATTAGTATTAACTATTGAAAATCATTCATTACGTGGATCTTCTACATTTACTATTAGTAATGCAGAATATGATCCAATTTCTGGAATTATGACTATGACATCTGCATTTCATGGTTTATCTACTGGAGATAGGATTAAAATTGCAGATAATGCAATAACATTCCGTTGTGATCAAGATGGATATAATTCAGATCATTCATATCCAAGAGCAGCAGTTCATAAAGGTAGTGGAGTTGTAGAACCAGATCCTGCACACGATAAGTGGTTACCAGTTTCTAAGGTAGATGAAAATAAATTTGCTGTTAGAGTTGTAGATAATGTTCCTTCTTCTAATGTAACAAATCATGTATATCAAACTTCTACTCCTAATGGAATAACAAAAGCAGGTGAATCTGTTAGAATTGCTAAAGATAGTTTGACATTTACTTGTTCAATGGATGATTATGTAAGTCCACATAGTTACCCAAGAGGAACAGATCCAATATATGAAACATCAGTTTCTGTTGCTTCAACAACTAATAATACAGTTACGTTGAATGTTGGAGTTAGTACTTCTGTAAATTATACAGTAACTAATGCAGATTACACTGCATCTACTGGTATTATGACAATGACTCTTAGTGAGCCTCATTCATTAACTACTGGTACAAATATTGGCATTACTACTGAATCTTTAACATTTACATGTACTAAAGATGGAAATGCTACTCAACATAAGTATCCAAGAAAACCAGATCCTACTTACAATGGAGTAGATGTTATTGGTATTGGTAATTTAGTTCAGAAAAATGTTACTAATGCAACTTACATACCTTCTAATGGTAATTTGGTTCTAACAATTGGTGCTAATCATGGATTAAAGATTGGTGATGCTGTTAAGATTAAGACAGATTCATTAGCATTTACTTGTGCTATGGATAGTGATTCTACTACTCACACATATCCAAGAGTAACTGATCCTATACATGATAAATTTGTTAATGTTGCTAGTGCTAATCAATCTGCTGGTACAATTACATTAAATGTTGGAACAACTCCAGAAGTAAGTCACGATGTTTCAGATGCGACTTATAATCCAGATTCTGGTGAAATGGAGTTAACAATTGGTCTTCATACATTATCTCCTGGTGAAGGTATTAGACTTGTCGCTAATTCATTAAACTTCTCATGTAATAATGCTGGAGTTCAGAACAGAACATATCCTCGTGCATCTGGTGCTAACACATCTGGTGGTGCTGATTATGCATATAATACTTCACTAGAAATTCTAGCAGTTACTACGACTACTATTCTAATTAATGTTAATGGTGGTCAAGGTGCTATTAGTCATAATTATCCTCATACCTTCATTAGTGCTACTCCTGGTGCAGTTAAGAGTGGTGGTAACTATAACCACACTTATGTTGGTGGAACAGTAGCAAATGCTGTTAGTGTTGGATCTACAGTACTTTCAGTTAATATTGGAGTCTCTACTGTACCAACATTCTATAAGTCTGGTGGAGTTGTTCAGCAAGCAATTGTTGCACCTAGAGCAAAGAATCTTTCTCCTAGTGGTGTTGACCCTGCTGTTGATGGTAGTGTAGTTCTTAAGGTACTTGATAGTACATCATTTGAGGTTAATAGTGGATTATCAACACGTCATCACATTTATGCAAGAGGTGGTAAAGTTGATCCATTCTTAGATGTTGTAATTGATGAACCACTTTCATACTCTAATATTCCATTAGTTTATAGTGGATCTGCTCCTGCAGGTGTTGGAACATATGCTACTGCTGATATTATTGTTGGTCAAGGTTCTAGTGTTATTAGTTTCTCTATTAATAATAGCGGATATCGTTATGGTGTTGGTGAGACATTAACTGTTTCTTCTGGTGGTACTTTAGGTATTCCAACAACATCTGACTTTGAGGAATTCCAACTCACTGTTCAGGATATATTCACTGACGAATTTAACGGTTGGTCAATGGGTATGTTACAGACATTAGATAATGTAGATCATTTATTTGATTCTAAGAGAGTTACATTCCCAATAAAAGTTGGTGGTAATATTATTGCTATTAAATCTTCAGAAGGTTCTAATATCAATGTTGAAGATACTCTATTAGTATTTGTTAATGATATATTACAAGTTCCTGGTAAAGGATTTAGATTTGATGGTGGTAGTGTAATTACCTTTGGTGAAGCACCTAAGAAAGGTGATACTTCTAAGATCTTATTCTATAAAGGAAGTGGTGATGTTGATGTGGTCTTTAGAAATATTATTGATACAGTTAAACGTGGTGATTCCTTACAGATTGAAAATGATCCCGAAAAAGATCAACCATATTATATGACTGAAGAGGAAAGAATTGCTACTCAGATAATATCAATTGATACTGCTCAAACAGATCCATATCCAGGTCCAGGTAATACTGATGACGCTAATTTATTAAGACCAGTTATATGGTGTCGTCAAACCGAAGATATGATTATTGATGAAACACAAGTTGGTAAGGCAAGAGAATTATATGAACCTGTTATTTCTCCAACTGCTTATATAACAAGACCAATTTCTGCTGGATCTACTGAGGTTTATGTTGATAATTTGAGACCATTATTCGATGGTAAGAATGAGAACAATGTTGATCCATACTTATTATTCCAGAAGAAAGTCACTTTTGTTGATATGGAGACTCAAATTGGAGCATCTGCAACAGCAACACTTTCTGGTGATGGAATAATTTCAGTAACTGTTACTGATGGTGGTGTTGGTTATTCAACTACTCCAACAGTTTCTATACAGAATCCTATTGGAATTGGTTCTACTGCTCTTGCTACTGCGACAATTAACAATACTGGATCCGTTTCTGGAGTTACCGTTTCTTATGCTGGTACTGGATATAACTCTATACCACAAGTTCTTATAGCACCTCCAACACTATCTGAAGAAACAAAACCACTTAATTGGTTTGCAGGTGATTCAGGAACAATTGTTGGATTTGGTACTACAACTAAGGCTAATAGTGATTATCTAATGTTTGATTTCCATATACCATTAGAATCTGATTTACGTGATGGATCTTTAGTTGGATCTGCTATTACATTAAGTCAGATACAACAAGGTGATTACTTTGTTGTTACCAATTCTGCAGTTGGTAATGCGTCCACAAGTATAAAATCTTATGATCCTAATGATGTTGTAGTTGCAATAGGAACCGAATTTGTCAATAATGTTTACTGCGTTAATAGCGTAGAGAATAAGACAGTTAATGTTCCTGGTGTTGGTGTAACAATGGTAAGAAGGGTAAATTCTAGGGTTACTGGATTATCTACAATTACTTTTGACTCTACAGGAATTACTATGGATAATGAGATATATACTATGGATAATTCTGTAGTTGGATCTGGTAATTCTTATACTGGTGATATTACAACTCCTTTAGGAATTGGAAACTATAGTTGGGGTAAGTTACAAACCAAATCCAAATTACAAAATAACTATAAATTCTATGGTGCAAATGGTATTGGTGTAGGAGAATATTCTGCAACAGGTGAGAATGCTGATGATGAAACTATAATCATAGAACATTCTGCTACAGGTATTCATACTTCTTCTATTGTAAGAAGATTTGAGCCTTTGAGATCAATCAATTACATAGTCTAAATACTTTATAAACTAGGGAATAAGAATGGCCAAACTAGGTATATCAACAGGAACAGTTGCGAATGATGGTACTGGTGATACCCTGAACGAAGCTGGTACTAAAGCAAATTCTAACTTTGATGAGGTTTATACCTATCTTGGTGATGGAACTAATTTGGGTTCTACAGGAACTAGTCAGATTGTTGCTGGTAAATTACAGGTTGGTGCTGGAGAAAGTACTGGTGATGCTAACGTTGCGACATTTAATGGATCGGTTAACTTAAACGGTGGAGATATAAGAGTTGGTGGCGGTGCGTCTATAACAGGAATTACGACGATTAAAGGAGATACTGTTGTTCATGGAGATGTTTATATTCATTCTGGTATTGTAACTGCTGGTACTGGTGTTGTTACTTACTTTGGTGATGGTGCAAATCTTACTGGTCTAGGTGGTGCTGGTAGATGGACAGGTGATGCAACTGGTATTAGTACAGTAAAAATAGTTGGTATCAATACTATCAGTTCTTCTGCTGGTATTGCATTAACAGTTAACGGTCCTACTTATTTGGGTGGTTTAACAACTGTTTTTGGTCAGATCCATACACAATCACAACTAAAAGTAAAGGAGACATTTTATAGTTATGATAGAATAGGATTACAATGGGATCACACTAATCCATATACAACTTGGGGTGATTTTTTAGCAAGTGGTGAAGGACTTAATATTATTGGATCTCCAGATGGCAATGTAGGATCACTTCCAATTCGTATCAGAGGAAGAGTAAGTGGAGGAAGTGGTCTTACAGATTATCTTATAAATTTCTATACATCTGGTGGTGCTGCAGGTGGTGCAGATTTTACTGGTATAGTTACTGCACAACAATTTAGTGGTGATATTGCTGGTGTAGGTGCTACATTTACTACTGTCTCTGCTGGTGGTTCTGTTACTGCTAATTCATTCTATGGTGATGGATCAAATCTAGAAGGTGTTGCAAGTTCTGGTATTGGACTATCGATAAGAGAAACAATAACTAAAACAG